ATTGGACTTGAGTCCAAAGTGTATGTCTGTAAAGACAGCCGCCTTTTTAAACAAAATTATACCTCACGATTTATACTTTATTGTACAACATATAGTTTTCACTGTCAACCTATTTTTTAACAGGAGTGGACTTAGCTACTGCGTTCTTTCGATTGTGTTCTTCTAGTTGAGCTTCCCACTGACCTTGATTCTGTCTAGTAAAGGAAGGATTCATATTATTCATTTCTAATATATCATCACGAATGTTTTGATTACGTTTTTCAATGTTAATAATTCTAACAAAACTATTTGTAACAGCGGCAGTATAATATGCAAAAGGATTATTTGACTTTGACTCGTCAAATTGTAAACCTATCTGTGTTAATTGTAAAATTGCTTGTCCACGCATTTCGTCATTGTAAGTATAACCTCTTACATTACCACGTGTAGCATATCGTTCACACAACTTCATCCACATCAAAGCAAGTTTATTAGTTGCTTGTCCGCCTCTCAAACTAAAGTGTCCATTCGCCATTCCGCCTTCCCAATGACTCTTACCTACAAGCTCTAATTCGTCTTTGTCATTAAACCTGTAGTGTACAAATGGGGGAAAGTTTAATTTTACCTTTGTATCTGCTATCGTTTTAGGATTTTTCTTCCTACCTTTTTCTTCCGGAATGTGATCATACGTCATAACACGGAAAATTAAGTCTGTTTTAGCTATTTTTCGGTAGTCTATTTCTGTATCGGCCTGTTTAATCTTCTCGCCAGCCGCTTTCCTTCGAGTATATTCGTCAAAACCAATGCGTTTAGCCTGGTTTCTTTTTGCTTCTGCTATAGTTCTGATGTTAATTTTTGCAACATCAGGCAAAATAATATCAAATTGAGCATAACTGTCGTCTGTAAAACTACTGTATGTACTTTTAGACTTATGTATCTCAGAAAGCAGGTCTCTGTTGTTTAAGTAATTTACTTTTCTCATGTAAGAATTCTCCGTATTAAAGTTCTATTATAAACTACGTAGATAATAAAGTCAACTAAATAATGTAAAGGAGATCGCCAAATGTCATCATTTGATTTTGCAAAACTAGGAAACAGTATTAAAAACGGGGTAAGTGATTTTACAAGTAACCTGACAGGTGCAGTAGAAGATGCGGCCAATGCTGTGTCTGATTTTGTAAATGTAGATGGATTTGCGAAAAACACTAGATCTAAAAATTTACCAAATGGTGCTAACAAAGCACTTGGCGGAACCCAATCAGCAACAGTTGGTTTTAAGAAACCAGTTAACCGAGATTGGCGTGTTAGATTAAGTGTTCCTAATGTAGCAAGTTTCAAAGCATCTCCGTTGTTAAGTCCATTAAAACAAACCAATGGGTTAGTTTTTCCGTTTACCCCTACAATTATTGTAGCACACTCGGCAAACTATCAGGCAATAGCCCCTACACATACTAATTATCCGTATTTTGCTTACCAGAACTCACAAGTGGATCAACTTGTTATTACAGGTGACTTTTTTGTACAAAATGGTGTAGAAGCAGAGTATTGGGTAGCGGCATTGCATTATCTACGTTCAGCAACTAAAATGTTTTATGGAGGCGAAGCTGAAACATTAGGTGCTCCGCCACCAGTTGTTAAACTTAACGGCTATGGTGATTTTATTTTTAATGATGTACCAGTTGTAATAACAAACTTTACAGTTGACTTACCACAAGATGTTGACTATATTGCAACAGGATTAAATGAAATGTCAGTAGAAAAAAGTGTATCAGGAGCCGCTGGGCAAGTAGTAACTGAAAAACGAGATAGCGTAAGTTGGGCACCAACACAAAGTTTAATAACAGTTACAGTACAGCCAATTTACAGCAGACGTGAGATTGAAACGTTCAGTTTACAAAATTATGTTAACGGTGAATATATTAAAAATGGCGGAGGATTTATTTAATGGCAGTTTATAGCCAATCAAGCCCGTGGCACAACACGCCTGAAAATGAAAGTGGCGAACATATGGATCTATTAAGGATTCGTACAGTACCTGCTTCTGCAGATGACGCACTTTATGAGGTAGAACCTCAATACAATCATCGTCCAGATTTATTAGCGTATGACCTTTACGGTTCACCAAAACTATGGTGGGTATTTGCACAACGCAATATGGATATTATTAAAGATCCTATTTACGATTTAAAAGTAGGAACTAAAATTTATCTTCCAAAGGCATCAGATATCTCAGCAAGATTAGGAGCCTAATTTATGGCATTTAGTGATCTATTACCTGAGACGCAACAGGAATTAAAAAAACTTCAAGCAACAAAAGAAAAGTTTGAAAAGCAAGTATTAGATCTTGAAGGTGGCCCTGCTGATTCATTAGACGATAATCAATATCCTCCAGGAAGAGGACCAAGCAAAGAAACTATTGCCGCAAATAATCGCAAAAGGCAAGATGATTTAAAGGGTGCTAAAAAATCACTTTCAACAGTAAATCAAGCTATAGCACGAATACAACGTATTGGCAATATTGAAAGAACTATATTCCCAAATGAACTAGAAGAATTTAATTCAGTAAATCATATGTTTGGTTTATACTGCTTAACCACTGACGAAATACTAGACCCTGACGCTACATATATGGGACCGCAAGCCGAACCAGAAGTAGTTATTATTAAAAGTGGTGGCGGAACTAGAAACATGGGCGAACGCAAAGCTCAAACTATGTTAGAAAAAAGTGGCGGCAGAGTTGAATACTTTATGGATGATGTTGTTATTGAATCTGTAATAGGATATAACAGCGACACTCGTGCAATGCAAATGCACAAAGGTGGATTTACAGTAACAGAACCTTATAGTATGGGTCAGTTTCTTGAAACACTACAAGTTGCGGCAGTTATGGCAGGACATTTAACTTATACGTTTGCAACATTTTTACTAACAATAGAGTTTGTAGGATATACTGCTGATAATCAAATGAAGCGTCTTGGAAAACGTATGATTCCAATTAGAATAACTGATTCAACAATGTCTGTTACTGCATCAGGTACAGTTTATGAAACAACATTTATTTCTGCAAATTCTAGTGCTAACAGTGATTCGGTGCAAAAAATTCCATCAGATATGCAAATTGTTGGAGGAGATCTTCAAGAAGTATTACAAAGCGGAATACAAAGTTTAACTACTGTTCTTAACACTAATTTATTAAAACGTGAAAAAGGTAACAAAAAAGAATTTGCCGATCAGTACATTGTATTGTTTCCACCTGCTGATGCTTTAGAAAGTAGAAAACTAGCTACTAAAAAAGAAGATGATGCTACAGTAAACGACTTAACTGATAAAGAACGAGTTGAAACACTAACAGGAGAATCGCAAAGTACACAAGTAATTGACTACGAATCGTTCTTAAAAAAGATTGCAGGAGTTTCAGTAAAACGATCAGACCTTGGAGAAGCTATTGTATCGCAAAGTTTAGCAACTGGAAATATAAATCCAATTGGAACATCAAGACTAGTCACTGATAAATTACAAAACGGTAGTACACAAAGTGCCGGAATGGATAAAGTTTACGATCAAACGAAAGATGTCTACGAACAAAAAGCAAATTATATACCGGAAGACAAACGTGCCTTTAAATTTGAAAAAGGTACAAAAATTAATAATATTATTGAAGAACTAGTTTTATCAAGTGAATATGGTAAACAATTATTAGACCAAAAATTAGTTGACGGCTTCCGTCCTTGGTTTAGTATATTACCAATGGTGTTTCAAGTTCCTGTAAAAGAAGTAGAAGCAAGTAAGGGACGTCCGCCATTTATCTATATCTTCAAAGTAATACCATATGAAGTACATGCTAGTACTTGGATGGGTCCAGGAGATGTAGCACCAGACACTCCGATAGATCATATTGCTAAAGAATATAATTATTTGTACACAGGTAAAAACAAAAATGTATTAGAATTTGATCTAACGTTCAACAATAGATATTTAACACCAGTTCCAAGAGATGGTAGTGCAGACACAGAAACTGCACAGAATATTGGTGCAAGTGCAACAGCTAATAATGAAGATAAATCAGGAACAATAAAAAACAGCGAAGGTGACGCTGAGCCTAAACTGTCTCCGTTAAAATCAGTTATTGAATCTGATATTGAAATTATTACATCAGGTATGAGAGCTGTACCTTCTGATGCTAAAGAAGTAATTGCACGTACTTTCCATAAAGCATTGGTATACAGTATGGTGGATCTAGTAAAAGTTGAATTACAAATAATGGGAGATCCTTATTACATAAGTGACAGTGGTACAGGAAACTATATGTCAGCACAAGGTGCAACTTGGTTTGCAGATGAAAATGGACATATTGACCATGTACGTAGTCAGCAATTTATTGAGTTGAATTTTAAAACACCATATGATTATAGTCCAACATCAAGTACAATAGAATTTCCAGTAACAAAGGATGACAGTGGAGTTAAAATTAGACAATTTAGTGGGTTATATAAAGTAACGTATGTTAAGTCTGAATTTAATCAAGGTAAGTTTATACAAACACTATCATTGTTAAGAATGAATACACAAACAGAATTAGATTACAAAAAAGAAAAAGCGGCACAAGAAGGACCAGGACCAGTTGATGATGCCGGCGATGGTATAACAAACAACTATCCGGGAGGGTTTATGGCATGATGAATCCATTACTAGATAAAGTATCAAAAGATAACGTCCCAATAATGATGCCAGGGCCTTACCTTGCTAAGGTAGTGAGCTTTATTGATTCAGAATACATGGGCACTTTACAAGTGCAGTTATTAAAAACTACAACAACGGGTAACCCAAACTTTGCTGGCGGGTCAATGTACCAAGCGAAATACTTGTCACCGTTTACAGGACAAACTCCAAGAAATGGAGTAACAGCAAATGACGGTTATAGAGATAGCCAACAAGCATATGGTATGTGGATGATTCCACCAGACATTGGAACGCAGGTTCTTATAATTTTTGCAGAAGGTAACCCAAATATGTGTTACTGGTTAGGCTGTGTTCAAGATAGGTATATGAATTTTTCTGTACCGGGAAATGCCGCAACGTCATTTACTAAAAAAGTTGACGCTGAAGGTAACGACTTAATTGACGAAAAAATGAAACCTGCTAAATTGCCGGTTAGTGAATATAATAAAGTAACTGAAACAGGACTTGCACAAGATCCTACAAAGTTTGAAAAACCACACCAAAAAGAATTTGTAAATGGCTTAGTTGAATCAGGATTAATATTTGACGAAACAAGAGGAATTACAACGTCAAGTGCAAGACGTGAAGTACCAAGTGCAGTCTTTGGATTTAATACACCAGGACCTATTGATAAACGTCCAGGTGCTCCTAAATCAAGAATAGGTACTAACGAAGAATTTGTTGATGTTTACAAGTCAAGACTTGGCGGAACTTCTCTTGTAGCAGATGACGGCGACGATAAATTTTTAAGAAAAACAACAGCAGACAAAGGTCCACCAGAGTACGCTGATGTAATGGAAAATGAAACAGACGGTAAAAGAGAATTACCACACAACGAATTATTCCGTGTGCGTACTAGAACAGGACACCAAATACTTTTACACAACACAGAAGATTTAATCTACATAGCCAATGCTAGAGGTACTGCTTGGCTTGAGATGACAAGCGATGGTAAGATTGACATTTATGCTGAAGATAGTATTAGTATGTTTAGTGCTAATGATTTTAATTTTACAGCAAATCGTAATGTTACTATTGAAGCTGGTGCAAATTTATACTTAAAAGCAAGTGACAATTATGGCGGTAGTTCAAAGCCAGGCGGCAAAATACAAATAGAATCTTCCGCTGATACAAATATTTTAATTGGTGCTAACGGTAAAATTACAACAGCAACTAACTTTGATCTAAACACAGGTTCTGCAAACAAGTTTACAGCAGGTACAACTACTGATATAAACAGTGGCGGAAACCATACAGAAACAGCACCTAAGATTGACATGAACGGCCCAACAGCCGCAATAGCTGATCAAGTTAGTCCGTTGAACACACATATTAACCCAGGACCATCGTCATTAGGATGGTTAAGCCAGCGTATGCCACAACACGAACCGTGGCCTTGGCATGAAAATTTAAACCCTCAGGCATTTAAACCAGTTGCCACTGATAGGGATAATAATTTTACAACTAAAAATGATGAACCAAATCCTAGTATTCCAGATACATTTAAGAAAACTAGTAAAGCTAACGAATAAAAAGTAAGGTAAATATTGATATGGCAAGCGAATTATATAAAAATATTGTAGTTAACAGCAACGCATCTCCGGCTAACCCAACTTCGACAAATCGTGCTTACAGAGGCCTTAGCACAGTTAACCCGGAAAACGTTAGTAAAACGTTATACGACATCGGTTTAATCAAACAAGACTTGCTTAACCACTTCCATATTAGACAGGGTGAAAAATTAATGAATCCTGAGTTTGGAACAATTATTTGGGACGCAATATTTGAACCACTGACGCCGTCAATGGAAGAAGCAATAGCTGAGAACGTTAAAAGAATTGTAAATTCAGATCCAAGAGTTACTGCAAATTCAGTTATTATTGACACATACGAAAGTGGAATTATTATAGATTGTGATTTAACATATTTGCCGTATAACATCAGCGAAAAAATGCGTTTAACGTTTGATGAAAACTCGGGAATGAATTAACTACACACTTAACAGATTACACTAAATAGTATTATACTAAGGAAAGCAAATAAATGGCGGCAACAGATAGACAGAATAGATTATTAATAGCAGAAGATTGGGCTAAAGTATACCAATCTTTCCGTAATGCTGAATTCAAATCATACGATTTCGACAACTTACGTCGAACAATGATTAACTATATACGTCAAAACTATCCAGAAGATTTTAATGACTACATTGAATCAAGTGAATACTTAGCACTAATTGATCTTATCGCTTTCCTAGGTCAAAACGTTGCTTTCCGTGTTGACTTAAATGCTAGAGAAAACTTTTTAGAACTTGCATCACGTAGAGAAAGTGTTCTACGTTTAGCACGTTTACTTTCATATAATCCAAAGCGTAACAAACCAGCTAACGGATTACTTAAAATGGAAAGTGTTTCAACATCAGAAGATATATTAGATAGTAATGGTACAAATCTTTCTAATCAAGGAGTTATTTGGAACGATCCAAGTAATTCAAATTGGAGAGAACAGTTTGAAAGAGTACTTAACGCCGCATTGCCTAACAATTCGCAATTTGGAAAACCAATTAAAAAAGATAAAGTAGAAGGTGTTCCAACAGACCAGTATAGATTTAATGCATCAAACACTGATGTTCCAGTTTATACCTTTAGTAAGAATGTTGATGGAAGAAGTTTACAGTTCCAACTTGTTAGTACTGATGTTGTTGATGGTGTTATTTCAGAAGAAGCACCGCTTCCAGGAAACAGTTTAGGATTTCTTTATAGAGATGATGGTAGAGGACCAGGTTCAACAAACTCAGGATTCTTTACACACTTCCGTCAAGGTACACTTGATAGCGGAATATTTAATATTGACACACCAAGTACTAACCAAACAGTAAGCATTGACGCAACTAATGTTAATAATGATGACGTTTGGCTTTACAAATTAAATTCAATTGGTGCTGAGGATCAGCTATGGACAAAGGTTGATGCAGTTGAAGGCAACAACATTGTTTATAATAGTACAAGAAAAAATCAAAGAAACATTTATGCTGTACTAACAAAAGTACAAGATTCAATTGATATGATCTTTAGTGATGGAACATTTGGTAATCTTCCTAAAGGATCTTTTAAAGCATATTTTAGAACTAGTGCAAATGATTCATTTAATGTTGTTCCTAAAGACTTAACAAATATTTCTGTAACAGTTCCTTATACATCTAAAGCAGGTAATGCTGAAGTATTAAACTTAGTATTTTCTTTAAAGTACACAGTTGATAATTCAAGTATAAGTGAATCAAACGCAAGTATTAAATCAAATGCTCCTTCAACTTACTATACACAAAATAGAATGGTAACTGGTGAAGACTACCAAGTAGCACCATTAGGAGTTAGCCAAGAAATTATTAAAGTAAAAACTGTTAACAGAACATCTAGTGGTATTAGTAGATATTATGATTTACTTGATGCAACAGGAAAGTATTCAAATACTAGCTTGTTTGGCACAGATGGATTATTATATAAAGAATTAACAGATAGCAAAGAGTCGTTTACTTTTAGTACTAGAACAGATGTTGAAGGTACTATTGAAAATGTAATTACACCAATATTATCAAAAACGTCAGTTATTAATTACTACTTAGATAAGTTTCCTAAAGTATTAGTTACTGACTTACAAGCAAGTTGGTCACAATCATCAACAGCTACAAATTATAGTACAGGTAAGTTTTTAGATTCAGTTAGTTCTACATACCAAGTTGGAACATTTACAGGTAGTGGACTACGTTTTATTGAACCAGGAAGTTTAATTAAATTTGTTGCACCAGTAGGAAAGTATTTTGGTATAGACGGTACACTACAAACAGGAAACGTTTTACCAGCAGGAACAAAAACTTATGCTTGGACTAAAGTTGTATCTGTAGCAGGTGATGGCAGAACTGATAATACTGACGGCAGTGGACCAATTGCATTTAACGATGTAATACCAACAGGTGCAGTACTTTCAGAGATTAGACCAAAGTTTAGTAAAGCACTTGTTACTGATGTTAAAACACAAATCATTGACCAAATTTTTGCATACAAAACATTTGGATTAAGATACGATACTAATTTAAGACAATGGCGTTTAATTACAGAAAACAATTTAGATATTACAAGTAACTTTAGTACAGGTAAAACGGGTGATATTACTAATCAACAATTAGATGCAAGTTGGTTGTTACTATTTGAAACAGACGGAGCTCAGTATACTGTTAGTTACAGAGGTCTAAGATATGTGTTTGAAAGTAATCAAGAAATTAAATTCTTTTACGACAGCGAACAAAAAATTTACGATAATAAAACAGGACAAATTGTTAAAGATAAAATTGAAGTATTATCAATTAACACAGTTCCAGATGCTATTACACCTTTTACTATTGACTATCCTTGGCAAATTACAAAAGAGTATAGAGACCCTGAAGGATATATTGATAGTAAAAAAGTTGAAGTTGGATTCTTTGACAGAGATGACGATTCAGTTGTTGACGACCCGGATACATTCAACGTATTAATTGCACCTGAAACTAATATTAATGATAAATTTGTTTTTCTAAAGAAATACACAACGTCAGATAATATTGAAGATTTTAAATATGTTGATAACGATATTGAAAAAATTACAGTTGTTACTAACGACAGTTTCATTCAAACATCAGGAATGCCAACAGGCAAAATATTTTATGTTGTAAAAACTGATGTATTTAAAAAGTATGATGCAACTACATTATTACTAACACAAACAACAGATTATAAAGCATTTACAGGTAGAGATAAATTAAAGTTCCATTATGTGCATACAGCAGATGATGATGCTCGTATTGATCCAAGCAGTTCTAATATTAATGACTGTTACTTGTTAACAAAAACATATGACACAAACTTTAGACAATACTTAACTGGTGTAACAGCAAGTTTACCTTTACCACCAAGTAGTGATAATTTGTTTAACAGTTATGGTGCTGAAATTAATAAAATTAAGTCAATTAGTGACGAAGTAATTTATCATCCAGTTAAGTACAAAGTACTGTTTGGAGATAAAGCCGAAACTAATATGCAGGCAACATTTAAGATTGTAAAAAACCCAGAGCAAGTTGTTAACGATAATGATATTAAGTCAAAAGTTATTAATGCAATCAATCAATTCTTTGCATTAGAGAACTGGGACTTTGGCGATACTTTTTACTTTACAGAATTAAGCACATACGTAATGAATGCTGTTAGCCCAAACTTAGTAAGTTTAATTATTGTTCCAAAACAAACAGGACAAGCATTTGGTAGTTTGTTTGAAATACGTAGTGAAGCAGATGAAATTTTTATTAGTGGTGCGTCGGTTGATGACGTTCAAGTTATTGATGCCATTACAGCAAGTAGAATACAAGCAACAGGCAATGTTGTAACAGCGTCAAGTACGTCAACAAACAGCGGAATTACAAGTGGCACTACTTACAGTAGTTCATCTTATTAAGGGGATAAGCTAAATGGCTTTTAACGATAATCAATCCGATAATGCTCTTCCAGTAGGAGCAAATCAATCTAAAAGGGCTAGTGTAGATCACTTACCTAAATACTTTAGAACGGATTCGAATAAAAAGTTTCTTAGTGCTACACTCGACCAACTTTTAAATCCAGGTGTTGCTGAAAAAATATCAGCATACTACGGAAGACGTATTGCAAAAGCTAGAGTTGCATCTGATAATTATATCGCAGACGATAATGTTGATAGAGAAAACTATCAATTTGAACCTGCTACTTTAGTTCAAGACGAATTAAACAACGTTACATTTTACAAAGATTATAACGACTTTAAAAATCAAATTAGAGCGTTTAATGGTACAGTTGAAAACGACAGCGTACTAAACAAACAGGAATACTATTCTTGGAACCCACATATTAATTGGGATAAGTTTACTAACTATAGAGAATATTATTGGCTACCAAACGGTCCAATAGGTATTGGTGTTGCAGGACAGGCTAAAGACATTGACAGTACATTTACTGTTACTAGTCAAGACAATCTTGATAATACTGCATATGTATTTTCGCCAGATGGTAAAACACAAAACCCATCATTAAAATTATATAGAGGACAAACATATACATTTGTTCTTAATACTCCGGGCATGCCTTTAACATTTAGAACTGCTAGAAGTTTAGATGCTGAAGTGTTATACACAACCGGAGTTGACGATAGTACACAAACAACTGATGTTGGTACAATTACATTTGAAGTTGATATTAATGCACCGGATACTTTATATTATATTAACGGTAATGACATTAACACAAGCGGCTTAATTAAAATTTATGATATTGTAGAAAATAGTAAAATTGATGTTGAAGCAGAAATTATCGGCAAACAAAGTTATACAATGTCAAACGGACATTCATTATCAAATGGAATGAAAGTATACTTCCAAGGTGATGTAACTCCTGCAAAGTACGCTGAAGGCGAATGGTATGTTGAAGGTGTAGGAGATAAAATTAAATTAGTATCTGACGCAAATGTACAGATACCTGGAACATATTCTACAGACAAACCTGTACCATTTGATTCAGAAGCATTTGATAGAGTACCGTTTAGTAATGCAAATAGTTTTGCAGGTACAAAAGATTACGTTTGTATGAATAGATCAAGTGCTGATTTAAATCCATGGTCAAGATATAATAGATGGACACACAAATCTGTTATTGAAGCTACAGCAACAATCAACGGTATTGTTCCAGAAATTGATCAAGCAAACAGAGCTAAACGACCAATTATTGAATTTAACGAAAATATTAAATTGCATGAGTTTGGTACTGAAGCAAAAGCTAATGTAGATTTAATTGATACATTTACATCTGATGTGTTTAGTACTATTGAAGGTGAATTAGGTTACAACATTGACGGAGTTGATGTTGCAGACGGTATGCGTATTTTGTTTACAGGTGATCCTGATACAAGAGTTAAAGGCAAAATTTATAAAGTAAACTTTATTACACATAACAATGTTAGACAAATTAGTTTAGTTGAAGAAGCTGACACAACACCATTGTTAAATGAAGTAGTACTAATTGAAGCTGGTAATACTAACAAAGGTAAAATGTGGTATTACAATGGAACTAAGTGGTGTATAGCACAAGAAAAAACAGCAACTAATCAAACACCAATGTTTGACTTATTTGATACTAGCGGGTGTACTTTTTCTGACACAACAAAATATCCTAGTACAACATTTATTGGTAACAAACTGTTTAGTTACAAACAGGGTACTGGAACTAATGATACTGAATTAGGATTTCCGTTAAGTTATAGAGCATTAGAAAACACAGGTGACATTGAGTTTGACTTTAACTTATTAAACACAGAACATACATACCAACAAACTAATGCAGTTGTTACTGCAAAGTCTGATAACGGTGTACTAAGACAGTACAGCGACAGAGAAACATTTACATATGTAAGTGGTTGGATCAAAGGTAATACAGAAAGTAAACAGTTAGTTAATAGACAATATGTTGTAGCAACACAGTTTAATGATTTTGCTATTGATGTATATGACCGCAGTGGAGACTTAAACGATCTTTGGGTAAGAGTTTATGTTAACGACAAGCGTAAATTAGAAAATATAGATTATGCTATAAACAGAATTAATGGCGTAGCATATGTTACGTTTACAAAAGATCTTGTAGAAGATGATATTATAGTAATTAAAACTAATAGTGCTACAAAGAAAAATGCTAACGGTATTTACGAGTTTCCAATTAACTATGAACGTAATCCTAAGAACGAAAATATTGAGTCATTTACACTAGGTGAAGTTAATGACCATGTTGAAAGTATTACTGAGTTTAGAGATGATTGGACAGGAGCATTTCCAGGAACAAGTAACCTAAGAGATCTAGGAAACTTATCACCATACGGAAGTAGATTTACACAACACAGTGGTTTAACTAACCTTGCAGTATATCACATAACAGATAAAACTGCAAACGTTATTAATGCTTTAAAATATTCAAGAGCAGAGTATGGTAAGTTTAGAAGAAAGTTTTTACAAACAGCTGAAAACTTAGGCTATGACGGATCAACTAGAATCCATTTTGACAAAGTAATAACTGCACTAAATTTAAACAAAACAAATGACATGCCATTTTACTTTAGTGATATGATTGGGCATGGTATTAGCAATGAAATTGTTCATACAGTTTTTAGTGCGTCACAAGAATACTATAGTTTAACAGAAAACTTTAGTTTACGTTCGTTATCAAACCAAGCAATAAGTGTATACCGCAATGATGCGTTATTATGTCATGGACAAGATTATGAGTTTGAAGTAGGATTTGAAGGATTTATAAAATTCTTAACTCCAAATGCTATTGACGATGTTATTAAAATATACGAATACGAAAATACAGACGGTTCTTATATTCCAGAAACTCCTACTAAGTTAGGATTGTATCCTGCATATGTTCCTACAAAGTTTGTTGATAACACTTACGGTGTTGACCAAACTGTTATTAGAGGACATGACGGATCTACGTTTGTAGCATACGATGATTTTAGAGATGATTTATTACTTGAATTAGAAAAAAGAATTTACAACAACTTAAAAGTACCGTACAATACATCACTATTTGATATACATGATTTTGTAGGCGGCTCAAGCAGATCAACAGGCATTCCTAAATGGGCTATTGACAAAGGAATGATTGCAGAATTTATTGATTGGCTATCTGTTGTAGGAAACCCAGATTATACAAATTACGATTTTTATGAAGCAACAGATTCATTTACATATAACTATTCTTCAACGCTAGGTTCAAACAATACTACTAACCCAGGATATTGGAGAGCAGTTTATAAACAAGCATTTGATACTGATCGTCCTCATACACACCCATGGGAAATGTTAGGACTAAGTGTTAAGCCTACATGGTGGGAAACAGAATACGGTAAAGCACCATACACAAGTGAAAACATATTGTTATGGCAAGACCTTGAAGATGGTATATGTAGAAAGCCGGGTGCACCTGCAGAATACTTAGAACATTATAAACGTCCAGGACTTACTAGTTGGATACCAGTTGATGAATCAGGTAACTTGTTAAGTCCGGTTGATGCCAACTATGCAAAAGAATTTGTATTAGGTAGTACTAAAAATCCATTTAAGTTTGGTGATGAAGGACCAACAGAAACTGCTTGGAGAAGAAGTAGTGAATATCCGTTTGCATTAATAATTTCTCTAATGTTAAATCAACCAAGCAGAGTATTAGGACTTGGTTGGGATAGAAGTAGAATTGTTAGAGATAGTGCAGGCACTATTGTTTACAGTACAACAGGTAAGCGTTTAAGATTAGCAGATTTATTATTTCCAAATACTTCAATAGATGAAACAAGAGTAAACACATGCGGATTAGTAAACGTAGTTGCAAACTATTTAAACAGTAAAGATGTTGACGTTTATACAAAGTATAAACAGAACGTAACAGCTATTGACAACAAACTAGGAATTAAACTTGGTGGCTTTACTGAAAAGAGTAAATTTAAACTAATACTTGATTCAAGAACTCCTTACAACGAAGGCAATGTTTTTGTACCAGAAGAAAACTATCAAATTTTCTTAAACACAAGTTCTGTAACAGAACTAGTTTCGTATAGTGGTGTAATTATAGAAAAGAAAGCTGAAGGCTTTATTATTAGAGGTTACGATAGAGTTAACCCATACTTCAAATATTTTACGCCAACACCAAAAGCAGATGATCCAATTGTTACAGTAGGTGGCATTAGTGAAGACTTTGTAAAGTGGAGCGAAAATAAAACATATGCTGAAGGATCAATAATCCAATTTGGTAATGAATATTATGTTGCTAAATCTCAACACGTAGCTGGAACAGAATTTGATCAAGCGTTATATCAAAAGCTACCTGAACTTCCTATGAAGGGTGGACGTAGTGCATTCTTTAGACGTGAATTTAATACTGAACTAATTAAAGAGCCAGCAGAGCTATTATACGGTACAATGTTTAGAACAGTACAGGAAGTAGTTGACTTTTTGTTAGGCTACAGCATGTACTTAGAAAGCGAAGGGTTTACGTTTAATAAATTTAGTGATAAAATTTTAGATGTAGAAAACTGGAGAGTAAGTGCTAAAGAATTTTTATTCTGGACAACACAAGGTTGGGCAGAAAATAGTGTTATTACACTAAGTCCAGGTGCAAACGAATTAAAGTTTTACAAAGAACAAAATGTAGCAGACAACATTTTTGATACGTTCTATGAATACAGCTTATTAAAAGCAGATGGTAAAAAACTAATACCAGAATATATAAACGTTGGTAGAGATAACGATAACGAATTTACAGTAACAACTAGAAATACTGCTGACGGTATTTACAATGTTAATATTCCTTTAGTACAAAAAGAACATGTAGTAATACTTGATAACACTACAGTATTCAAAGATGTAATTTACGATCAAGCACCAGGCTATCGCCAAGCAAGACTTAAAGTTATGGGATATAGAACTGATGCGTGGACAGGCGGATTTAATATTCCAGGATTCATTTACGATAGTGCAGAAACTACTGTTTGGGAACAATGGAAAGATTATGCAGTTGGCGACACAGTTAAGTATAAAGAATTTTATTATGTTGCAAAGGTAAAAATACCTGGAACAAATATATTTGATAATAAAGATTGGGAAAAGTTAGAAGTTCGTCCTGAAGCAGGATTAAAAGCAAACTTAGATTATAAAGCAAAACAGTTTGGTGACTTTTATGATCTTGACACAGATAACTTTGATAATGATCAGCAAAGACTAGCACAGCATTTAATTGGATATCAAAAGCGTAAGTATTTAGAAAACATTATTAATGATGATGTAAGTCAGTATAAATTCTATCAAGGATTTATTCAAGACAAAGGTACAAAAAATAGCTTAACTAAATTGTTTGATGCATTATCTAATACAGATGCAGACAGCTTAGACTTTTATGAAGAATGGGGATTTAGATTAGGACAATACGGATCGTCAACAGCGTTTGACGAAGTTGAATATACACTTGACGAAGCAAACTTTAGACTAAGTCCACAGCCTGTTGAATTAGTTGATACAGTCTCAGGTGAAGAAACAGATTTAATTTATAGAATACGTCCATTTGAAACTTACTTAAAACCGCAAGGATATAATCATAAGCCGTTTCCAACTAACGATGTTCAAAAAAATGCTTTACCAACAGCAGGGTATGTAAACCCGCAAGATGTAAAACTATCCGTAGCAACATACGAAGATTTATTAACAGAATCACCGTCAGCACTTAACGTTGGTGATTATGTTTGGATTGGTAAAAAGGGTATTGAATGGGACGTTCTAAAATATATTAGATCTAATGATAGAGTACTTGCTATTCAAACATCATCAGTTACTGGTGTAGAAGAATTTGTAATTACACTTGGTAAACAATCAGCATACGAAGTTGACGAAATTATTGGTATAGTTGATGTTGAAGGTGTTGAGAAGTTTTTCAAAGTTAAGCGTAACGAACTTGATACATTAATTTGTTATCCTAATGGTACTGTTGAAGATGCAGAATTATTAAACGGATTTGTTACTAAGTTTAATTCTAATAGAACAACTAGTTTTGATAGTGCAAACTTATTGTTATCAGATTATAACAACGATCTAAAAGTTGGCGAAACTATTTGGATTGATAAAGATATTACAGACAACTGGTTAGTATTAAAAAATGAACCAGTACACTCTGAGCAACAGGTTTTATCAAATATAAAAACTAGTGATTCAAGTGTAGAGTTTGGTAAAGTAATTGCGGCAGACCAAAGAAACACAACACTTGCAATTAGTGCGCCTGGCAACAGTGAAGTATACTTGTTTGGTAGAACTACAGACACAGCAGATTTTACACACCTTCAAACAATTGAAGCACCAGGTGATACTTATTATGCTGGTAACGGAAACTTTGGTAAGTCAGTTGCTATTGCAGAAGACGGAGAATTTTTAGCAATTGGTGCACCACAAGCAAGTAATGTTAAAACATTATACAAAGGTGAGTTTTCAGAATCTTCAAACTATGCAACAAACGATATTGTATCTTATCAACAAAACTTATGGAGAGCAAACTATGCTGTTACAGCGGCATCAGGGTCGTTTACATTTAACAGCTATCATGCATCACATGATGTTGCAGTTGCTACTTTTGCAGACGGAGTATATCCAGAGACAGTATATGCAATTAGAGGACGTTACAGTTTTGACGGTGCAACAGATCACATACTAGTTAGAGCTCCAGCAGATCCTTACGAAGGTTCAGCTGTAAACGATAAAATTAGTTTACAATGGAATCAGTATTCACAAAACTATCCAAATGGCATATTACCATTTGGTGTTAACGGACCAGGTGTTGCGTCATTTGAAGGCACTAAAGTTATTGCTGGAAAGATTGATGCTATATTATATATTGATAATATTTTAAGAACACCGGCAGTAGGCGACATTGTATCTACACCAACAGCAATTGGTACAGTACAAGATATTATTATTGATAATGTTAACTCGGCAATGTTGTACATGACAGAAGTTAACGGTCAATTTGAATCTTCAGGTTCACTAATAACATCAAGTGTTGATATGGGTACATATGTAGCTGTTGAATTTGAGAACCCAAATACAGCATACGGCGGTTGGTGGAGAATCGACGGCATTAACAGTTTTACAACTACAGAAAAAACAATTACAGTTCCAAACCTTGTAATAGGCGACTACATACTTTCATCAGAAAGTAGAACACCAGAAGTTGAGGCAAATACAATGGACGATGTAAATGCGTTTAACAGCGATATAGGTA